TTCACTCCAAGTACTACCTTTCTTGTCGATCTCATGCCGATCAAAATAGGCCTTCATTCTTCTTGCAGTATCAGGGCTTACATCTTTACCGTTGCTTAGGTCTCTGCCCCTTGCAACGCCAATAGCAGTACCACCTCTTTCAGAAGCAGGCTTAGAAGCTCTCACTTCAAGTCCTCTCTTTGCTGCGTCTCTTACACTCTGAGGAGGGCTAAAGTTAATGCTACTATACTTCTCTGCATCTGTTACTACAGATGCTACTTCTTCTTTTTCTTTTTGTAGGCTTCTATTCTCATCTGCAAATACTCCGCCATCTATTAAGTAATCGCCACTTATAGATGAATCTAAACCTGAAAGAACAGAGATTCCATTATTCTTATACTTGATATCACCAAAGTAGAAAGTAGGAGTCCTTGCCATTTCTTTAAATTCTTGAACTATTGAATCTTTCATAGAACTCAATAGCACAGCTTCTCTATCAGCAGGATGCGTTACATATGCCCAACCTTCTATTTGAAGGTCTGTTGCTAGTAGTGCATGGAAGACTTTGTCTTCATCAAACTTTCCTGGTTGAAACTTTGACAGTAGATCATAATCCCAGACTCCACCTGAACCCGGATCAAGCCATTTGGAGGTTACCATTTCAACTGAAACGGTCATTAGCCTACCATCCATTATCTTTTCAATGGCATCTCTATCTGTTATTTTGCTGATTCCTTCCAGGTATCCAGCGCCACCATTATCTTTGCCAAAGAATCCTTTCTTTGCTGCATCCTGAATTGCCTGATGGAATGCCTTATCTGTAGCCCTGAGGCGATTGACAGCGTTCACATCAATAAGCTGATCAGACTTCTTGGGAACATACTTAGCACCCATTGCTCTTCCTATAACTGGACCATCATCTCCACCTGCGGAGTGTCCATTCTTAATAGGAGCAGGATACGGAGTAAGTATGCTATCAGCTGCAAGCTTAAGCTCACGAGGGCCATATATTCTTTTATTGCGATTCATCTTAAAGCCATGGGTGACTTTATTGACCGCAGTTAATCCACCTGAGTATTCTTCAGAATCTCTAAAGTGTTCAAAGTCTAAGAAGTTAGGAGACTTAGGATTCCAGACTTCCTCTTTAAGGTTTATAGGTGAACACTTTAAGATTTGGTCTTCTGTAAACTTTTCATCAAGAATTATTTGATTATTCATTATTCACTCTTTTAACTGTAATTGAACTATTAGGATGCCATGGTGGAATGTTACTAAGGTTAGCAGTATCAAGTTGGAACTTCTTACTTAATAATGCTACTTCACTTTCTTCACTGTCTTCATTTAGCTCAATAGAATAGTACTGTTCTCCAACTATTCGTAATCCTGAGATTACTCCCCAATTATAACTTCTAACCTTTTCGGTTCTTCTGATAAAGTCTAATCTATAGGCAATGGAATTAACAGAAGCAATAATATCATCTTTTGTTACTTCTTTCTTTTTAGTTATTACCTTCTGTACTTCATCAAAAGCTTTATCTATATAGCTTTCAGCTAAACGTTTACACCTTGCAGCTTCAATATAAATTTCATCTCCAACTATAGATGAACCAAACTCAGAAAAAACATATCTTATGCCACTGTCAAAAGATGAGCCAGTAACTCTAGCAGCTGATACTTTCTCTTTATCTTTAAACAGACCTAGTGAAATCATGAACATACTTCTATCACTAGGATCTAGCACTCCAACTTTAGAGTATTGAGTTATTGCACCAACGAAATCTTTTAAGTTGTTATCTGCCAGGTATTTTTCTAGCTGATCTCTGGAGCTTGGTCTTGGACTTGTTGAGGTTCCAAACTGATTAGAAGGACGAGACATTGCAGTTGAAGCTCCTCCATTTGCCTGAGGGGCCTGGTTGGGCCTTCCGGCTCTTCTTGTAGTTCCAGCCTGACCTGAGCTACCAGAGGTAGCTTGGTTAGATCTCCTGTTTACTTCCTGTGTTGCTTGTCTTACATTCTCTGGCCTGATAGGTGTATTAGGGTTTTCTGCTGCCGCTAGAGAAACTGCATTGCTACCATCTGTTGTTCCTGATACTAAAGTAGCTGGAATCGTAACTCGATGTACATATAGGTCTTCTCTTTCTTCATCAGAAAGTTCATTCAAGCCAAGTTCTCTTCTTGCTTCTTTTAGGGTAATTACATTGTTTATCCACTTTTGAATAACATTGTTTTCTTCTGCAATTTCAGAGAAGTGATCTATTTCACCAAAGGAAACATACACATGATTGTCATCATCATCGAGATTTAAAGCAGTCCCACTCTCAAGTAATAATTCATCAATAACAAAGTTCTTGAAACTTGAAGCAAAAAGCTTCTGGTTTGCTTTAACTTCATCAAGTAGTGATTGACTTATAGCTAAAGCAGTTGCTCTATTAGCTGTGTCTCCTTCACCAAAATCAATACCTGACATACTTATGCCAGCAAAGACTCTCTTCTTAAAGTACTCAAGATAACTTTCAACTCTAAGTGCTCTGCCTTCTGTTCCCTTAATCTGTATATCATGCCTTTCTGAGGTGACATAGATTCCCTCTGGTGGCATTGACTGTATTCTTCTGGCTACATCTTCAACTTCATTACCGCTGCCATCTAGAGTCTCCCTTGCTGGAGACTCCTCCGTTCCTACTCTATAGTGAACAATCGGGAATATAGACTGAACAATAAGAATCTCTACATTCTCTTCTATGCGCCTTAATGCTTTTATGTCATCAAGGACAGGAAGACAGGAGGGAGTTCCAGCATAGAACCCTGGCTTCTTGTTTCTTGTAAAGTGTATGATGTCCTTTGGATTAAACTCACGATACTCATGAAGTCTTCCAGGAATATACTGACGATACTTTGTTATGTTTTCTTCTTTGTCATCTAGTCTATATTCAACACTGGCAGCGGGAATAATAAATAAACCAGCTATTGGCTGGATCCTTCTCCCAGTTAATCTATCATTATACGGATAGCCACCTGATGCATCGTTGTTCCTAACTACATACAGGTAGCAATTTGAAAACATAATTAGATCTTTCTCAATATCAGAAAGTAAAGAGTCTACATTAGTACTGCTTTGTTTACATATCTGATTGAGACGCCTCTTAATATAAGAGCTTGTATCTGCATTTCTAGATACAAAGTCATACCCACCTTTAAAGAATAAATTTCTTTTCTTATCAAAAGATCTAGCAAGATAAGATTCTATATCTGCAATTCTTTCTATATCAGAAAAGTCATACTCAGGCTTAGTCCAGATGTCATTACCACTTCTACTCTGCTTATAGCTAAGGACTGGATTCCTTACACCTTTTAAACCTATAGTTGACTTAACAGAGAGTTCATCTTTAATATCCGGCTTTGCCGGTTTCATTTGATTAGATAGCTTATTCATTTGACTCTCTTAGATATTCGATAGTAATTCTGCAATCTCTCTATCTGTAAGAACAATCGGCTGAGCCTTACTGCAGTTAATTAGAGGAATTCTAGTTCCTGTTACTGTATTCAATATTACCGGATTATTTATATTATCACCACCTGGGGTCCCAGGTTCCTGCGGATCATTAACCAATACTATTGAAGGGTTCTGATTTATAAGGTTAAATAATACATCAGGAGATGCACTTGGAGTTATTTCAACAGTTCCATCTGGGTTTGTTTTAACATTACAATACTCTGGTATTTTTCTACCTGTAATTAAATCCAAGATAGCACCCAGCACTCCGATAAGTGTACTCAGTCCTACTATTTTCGCTGAGAGCTCAATTCTTCCTGCACTTTGACTTGACGCCCAGTTCTTAAGGGCAGCTAATGCATTTACTATCCACTTATAGTGGTTCATCATTTTTTCAACAAACTCTAGACCAGCTATTGTACTTGTAAGAGATGCATCTCCTGCAACAAGGGACTCATCCATTAATCTCAAGAAGTCAATACCTATCTCTTCAAGGTCAATAGTGGTTTGATTCCCCATTGCTAGAGCTTTAATTCTGGTTATAACTGCATTTAGCTTTGGATTACTTTGTAGTCTAGTTTGAGCCTCAAGAAATTGAGCCCTTGGTATTACTGAGACTATACTTAATGGATCAACCTTAAGAGCAATAGAGGCTCCATCTCCAGCAGCTGCATCTAGCAATGTTGAAGCAACAGTATTGTCAGCTACACGCTCATTACCATTTGTAAAAATTTCTGGCGCTTCAATTCCATCACCTGTAGGTGGGGACAGTATATTGGCAAGTGCAGGACTAGCCTCAATTGCACTATCAAAGGGGCTTTGAGCTTGACTATCTTGTCTCTGCTCTCTTCTTGTAACTCTTTCTTGCTGGTTTGTTTCTGTAGTTTCAGCTCTTCCTTGCTGTCTACCTTCTCTTTCCTGTTGCCTTAGCTCTCTTTCTCTTTGGCTTTCTTGTCTTCTTTCTTCTCTATTGCCTGTTCTGTCATTAACAAATTCTTCATCTCCCTTGCCAGAAATTACACTATGAACGGCTACAAGCTGGGCCATTGTCATTTGGCCAGTCCACCTTACTTGAGATGCAGTAAGTAAAGTCTTAAATACGCAGCCCATATAAATATTAAGTGGGCCAATACCAAAGCTAGCAGCAAGCTGTAATGCATTAAGTAAAGGAGTCAGAATAGAAGCAATAAGCCCCATTAGGAAACCTCTGAAGCTCAACACTATTTCCAATGCACAATAGCTGAGCAACCCAATCAAGGAAGCAATAAGAAACATTATTTCAATAGGACAAAGAACTCCTAGATTAAATAGTGAACAAACATTACTTTTGACGATACCTTCTATATCTAGAGCAAACCTTATTCTTCCAAGTAAGAAATCTAACTGAGCAAGTAAGTCCTTTATATTAAGTTCAATTTGTAAGTGAAACTTAAAATCTACAGGACCATTCCAGGCACCAATAAAACAGTCAAAGCAGTTCTTCATTATTTCTTTAAATGAATAATTTGCCGGTCTGCCTGGTATGCTGGCACTAATAGGCTCATCAAGATTTCTATTAAATAAAGACTCGATATATGAAGTGTCTTCATCTGTCCTTGCAAGGACTTCCTCGACTCCTCCTATTTGTTCCTCTACGTCCATTACGGACTCAAAAACAGGAAGCAAACCATATCCAAGTGGGATGCCTTCAGGAATACGAGAAAAGTCACTATCTTCAATTATGTTTATGCCCGCACTTACTACATCTATTCCATACCTTGTAGCTATTTTGTCTTTGCTATTAAGGTTTGGAAATGAAACATAGTCAGAGACATTTAGATCTGCTTCTCCAAAGATACCCTTCCCTTCCTGCTTTATCATTCTCCTTTCAGTTTCTTTTAACTCTAAGTACTGAGAGGATGTTATAACTTGAGGGCTGTCTTCCGGGCGATCAAAATATTCATTTATAAATTGATTAATCTTAGAATTCTTATTAACTTTGTACTTTATATCGTAGCTATTTAAAGCTACGCTTTCTATGTATCTTGCCTTTAAGCCATCTATCTGTGCTCTTATTCTTTTTGCATTTTCTCTATTCTGCAATCTAAGAGCAAGCATTTCTTCAGGGTTATAGGAGTCACCAGAGTCTTGCTTGTTTACTGCATCAGTTACATTATTATATGTACCTTTATCTTGTATTTTAGATACTAGATCATTTACTAGATCAGCTATGCTTCTACCTTCTCCCTGTTGTCCTTCTAGTGGGCGAGAGCCTTCTGTTAACTCTATTTCGTCTGGATAGGAAACCCCAAGGTTTGTATAGCTTGGAATTTTTGGGGACCTAATTTTCTCAAAGGTCATTAAATAGCCTCTTCTGTGGCAAGTATTTTAATGCTTGCCTCTTGGTATAGGTTAGCTGAAGTTTCTCCTGGATAAAAAACTCTCAGCCAAAATGGAAGATAAGTTTCACTTCCTTCAATATCTTCTATTGTAATAGAGTTGTTAAATCCAACAAAATTCCACTCAAGTGCAGTCGGTTCAAAATCTCCAGGATAAAGCTGAAACGTCGCACCTGAAGTAGAAGCATCAATAACTGACAAGACTATGTTATTATATTTAGTAGCCGCATTGTCGTTTCTTAGAAAGCACTTAATTATATTCCAGCTACCTATTCTGCCATTATGCACTGTTAGTAAAAGATTCTCTTCGCCAATTGAAGATGAAGATTCTGGACTCTTATATATGTTCAACATTATTAACCTTAGAAATAGGCAGGGTGAGTTCCCCTTGACCAACCATTGCTATCTATAGTATTATGCCTTTTTCCTTTTCCTGAGCCACCTATAAGGCCGCCCATAATACCGCCAACTACTCCACCTACAGATAGTGCAATTCCAGCTTTACCTGGTTTGGTACTAGTACTAGTTACCTCAGGAGGGAAAAGTCTTCCACCTTTTGATATCATGTCGGTACCTTCTTGATTCATATTAGCATTTATTGCACCTGCAAGACCACCCATCGTAGCTCCCACTATGGCTCCTCCCATTGCTCCTCTAAATAACCCATCATCTCCCGCTGGATTCAAACCACCTAATGCAGCACCTACGGCTGCGCCAGCTAATGCGTTTCTTCCAACTTTACCACTCTTGAGCATTTCTGAAAGTCCAACTTTAGCTTTACCTCCGGCAGCCTGAGATGCCTGTACTGTCGTATTTGGACCTGTACCGGTTATTGGAGTTCCAGGAGCAAGATTATGAGCAGCACCTTGTACTGGAGGAGGTGGAGTAGGAGCGGCGGCAGGCCCAGGAGTAGGGCCAGGGGGAGGCCCAGGAGTCGGGCCAGGAGTAGGCCCAGGGGGAGGCCCAGGGGGAGTTGGTGCAGTAGGAGTCGGTGTTGGGGTCGGCGTCGGAGTACTTACCGGTGGGGCCGGGGTAGGCGCCGAAGTAGGGGCAGTTGGTGGTGTAGGAGCAGGAGTGGGAGCAGGCGTAGGAGTAACTGGCGGAGTTGGGGCCATTTTAGCTGCATCATCAACTACAGAGCTACTAGCTTGAGGTGCTTGAGTAGCTGCACTATCATCCCCTCCACCCCGTAACCTTTCCATTAACTTCTCCCTATTGGTTAGGTCTACTGGCGGACGAGAGGGAGCGCCCTCAGGACGAGGAATTGGAGGAGCAGGACGAGAAGGTGCAGTGCTAGCAGCTTTATCTGCATCCTTTTTTTGTGCGGCGGCTAATGCCTTCCCTTTACCTTTACTACTTAGATATTCCTCTGCACTGACAGGCTTATAGCCCGTTTCATCTAGATACTTTTGATTTGCTCTGAATGACTCATCTTCATCAAAATCCCAATGATGGAATGGCATTATTCTAGATGGATCATACGGTTCATAAGGAAACCTAGCATTCCATTCTAACCTATCACCTAGCCCCTGTATGTCTCTTAGGTTTTTTAAATCTTGATACTGTTCTAATAAGCGAGTATTCCTCATAAAGCCCTATGCAAGTTAGTTTAAATTCTACCATTTCGATTAAATATTAAGCTTTTCGAGCCACCTCTACTTACGGCAGAAGTCTTACTACTATATTTTCCTTCACTTCCTGTCTTGTAACCCTTATCATAAACGGGAAACATTTCATCTTTACTGTTGCCTTCAAGGTTATTATTTCTAGAAGCTACATTGCTATTTCTAGCTTCTGCCATTAGGCGAATTCCATTTGGCCCTTTTACTTCTTCTTCTATTGTTGGAAAGAATGCCATAGATGGATTTTTTCTAATTGCATTTACTGCTGCTTCTTGTTGCATTTCAGTACCTGCCATTTCAACTGAAGCTGCTCCACTATAGTAACCTTTACTCAGTACTCCTTCTTCTATTACAAAAGCCACAATAGCAAGATTAAAAGCATCCAAATAGTGATCTCCTATCTTGGGAGATTCAACTCCATATAAAGGTCTGTTACTTCTATCCCTGCCTTTTATAATGTAATTCAATAGTTGTTTTCTTAACTTATCATCATCTTTAGAGAATTTTATAACGCCGTCTTCAAACTTCCTTACAGAGGCTTCAATCATGTAAGCCTTTCCTGGGTGGCTTACTTTCTTGCCTGTTGCTGGATCTCTTATTTCTATATTGCCGCCAAACTCAAAAGCTTTAACTCGCCTTTCAAGGCTCCTTTCGTAAGTACCTGGTCTTTGCTGCAGGGACCAAAGTCTAATCATTTCCCACTGGACAGCTCCATAGCCTCGGTCTATATAGACGTATTTAGCCTGCCACTTTCTGCACATCCTTATAACTTCACTCAACCCTGCATGTTGAGTGAAGTCTTGCTTCGGTACATTGTAGTAATCAAATACTTTAAACATATGTCTGCCGGCTGACTTTGTATAACCTATGACACAAATCTCTGTACCTACATCTTTATTCCAGTCAACTCCAACTGAAAAGTCCCAGCCAATAAGCCTGCCTTGAGCTTGTAATTCTGACATATCTTCATATGTGTAGTCTTCCATGGCTTCACTTACGAACCTTGACTGATATACTGAATTGGAGCCGGCAATGAATAATGCCATCATTTCTTGCTGCCACTCATCGAATGAGAATTCAGAACGCTGTTCTCTTCTCATTCTTTTCCAGTTTATACCTAGGGTTCTTTCTAGAACCGGAGTAGGAAAATAAAACTCTTTCCACCCTGGGGAGTCACTACACCACTCTTTAAATCTTAGATCTTTTCCAGATGGTGTACTGGAAGCTCTTACTACTATATCTGGATTATCAGTAAAGACTGGAATTAAAGCTTTAAAATCTCCAGCTCCAAGATAGTCAGCTTCATCTATGTAGATAACATCAGCACCCTGGCCACGAATAGTAGAAGCATCTCCTGTATTCTTAGAACCTGTTGTGAACCCTACAATTGTAGATCCATTTGTAAACTTAAGTTCATAATTAGGAGTCTGAACATCTCTAATCATTGTTTCTTTTAATTCTTTATTTTTCTCTAGGAAACCTTTTATCTTCAAGAAGATTTCTTTAACCTGAGCCAAATATGGAGCTATAATTAGAACCTTTATTGGTGAGGTTATTTCCTGTCCTGTATCTGGGTTTATAATGACCTTCTCTCTAGTAAGTGCATGAAATAAAATCTCCATAGCCATTGCTTCAGACTTACCAGTACGACGTCCACATCTAAGAACCTTCTTCTTAGCCTGGCACCTCATCATTATTTCTTGATGCTTTCTAGCTTGCCAGCCAAAGTTTCTTCTGCCAAAAGCAACAGGATCAAGTGTAGCTTTTATTATTTCTCTTTCTTCTGAACTCATTGATGCAAGTAAAGCTTTATTTACACCAGACAAGTAGTCCAAAGGAATATAGGGACAGCTAATTTGCCACGCGTGAGTTAGTGAAGCTTTGCCTCCACTAGTCCTATATTGAACAATAGATTCTTTTGGGCTATTTGGATAGAGTGCTTTATATTTATCAATATGAGTTATCTGGCAAGTAACACACTCTTCTGCTATGTTGTCAGACTTTATCTTGTACTTATCTCGATACTCATCTTTTAATCTTTGATCTATTTTTGTCCAATAGTTTATATAGCTTACACTATCGTGTTCTTCATCAGGGTGAATATAAAGTTCAGCTATTGACTTTGCAGTTTCCATTTTAATAGCCCATTACCGGAGTTGGAGTTAATCCTTGATAGCTATTGCCATATCTTGATCTTGGTTGATGTGCAAATGTTGCTTCGTTAGACAGATTTCTAAAAGCATTCATTTTTGATTGCTGCATTGACATTACAGCTCTTTGTCTCATTGTGGATGCCATTAAGGAATCACTAACACTTGGAGTATTGAAGGAGCTTCTTGGATATGATCTAAGGTACATATTTCCAAACTCTCTTGTAGAGTAAACTCCATATGCAGCAATCCCAGCTCCAGCTGCCGCTAGCCCTACCGCTGCACCAGCTGGAGTAGCAATAAGTCCAAATGCCTTAGAAATTAAAACTCCATACGCATACTCTTTTGCAGCAGCAAAGCCCGCTGCACCAACCCCCTCTCCTCTACCTAGAGAAGAGGCTCCAGCATACAAGGCTACGCCGCCAGAAAGTAAAAATGCAGGATTTCTTGAGTTTGCAAATCTAAATATTGCACCTCTAGTTGCTGCTGCTTTCCCGGTTACCTCAGTACCGCCTAGTGCTGCTCTGGCCATTCTTGAAGTAATTGAATCATCATGCAGTGACGCTTCTGCAGCAGTATCAAATATTCGATATGACTTAGATGGGCTGAATGCTCCACTTCCCGTTCCTGCTACAAATTTACCTTTAAACTGAGAGTCGCCTACTACTTTTCCTGCAAAAGTATCAACCGGTCTATTTGCACCATCTATCGTATATCTTTGAAAGCCAAAGTCAGGAGCAATAGATCCAATCTGTTTAGCAAACCCCATGTCTGCCGCTGTATTTGCTAACTCACGCTCCCAAAGAGCACTAAGGAAACTTGCCATTTTTAACCTCTTCTAAGTGTATTCATTGCAAATACCAAGCTTCCAGTATCACCAAACTGACCAGGAGCTATATTTCTTTGCCTACCTGATGTCTTCGCTAGACCTGGACTCATAGGGTTAACGCTAGATGGATTTGCAGATTTTGCATAAGAGTATGCATCGTCTGTATCTCTCATACCAACTTGAGATGGATTATATGCAGCAACCATTTCATATTGTCCCATTTTTTGTTGTTCTTGAGAGTATATAAAGTCAGCATCAGTCGGCCTTAATGATAAGCCCTTAGACATCATATTAATAGGAGATCCACCAAAGTATCCAGTATTACCAGCCGATGCACCTGCATATGTAGCGGCTCCGATTACACTTACTCCTGCTCCAATTTTAGCAAGGCCAGAAACAAAATCAGCACCTGCATTTCCACTTTCTTTTCTTCTTTGCTTTGCAAGCTGAGCATCTATTTCATCAAGTTTAATTTGCTCAGGAGTTCTTTTCTTAAATGCCTCTTCTGCTGATTTTTTTGCTGCTTTTGCTGTTTCCTTTTCTTTTTTAATTTCATAGGGAGTTTTCCCTGCATTCTTCCCTGCTCTAAATGCTTTGTACGCTTGGCCCATTGCCATATCCATCTCACCCATAAAGCCACCGACTGCATAGCCCATTGAGCTTCCACCTTGAATTATTGTGTTAAGTACGCCACTTGTTCCCTTGGCATCTTTTTCTATAAGTTCTGAAATCATTTCAGATGGAGCAGTACGAGATGTAAATATATCAAAGCCCCTTTCTCCAATTAGAGCATTTGTTCTATCTACTGCATTTTTATCATCAACTCCAGGAAAGTTACCTTTTAAAGGCTTACCTCTTGGGAATAATGAACTTCCTACTGCGCTTTCAAGTTCATCAAGATCTTTACCTGTAGCTCCAGCAGCTTTACCTTTACTGTAAGCTTCATAACTATCTCTTGCTGCACCACCCTTTCGAGTAAGCATATAACCAGTTTCAAACTTTCTCGTAAATCCAGTTGCCGCAAGAACACCAACTCCAACTGAAGCTGGCATTAATACGTTCTCACTAAAATTTGAGAAACTATTTAACATTCCTTTTAAGCCACCAATTAATGCATTATCTCTATCTTCTGTATTAGTTGCCCCAGAGTAGGCACCGGCACCTAAGGTTAATGCACCTCCAGCTCCTAATAATTTAAGTGGAGTTTTATAGGCACTAAATCCACTTTCCCCCCTTGATATTCTGCTTCCACCGTAGCCAAGAAGACCAAGGCCTTGAGGGTTATTTCTAATAATACCACTTACAGAAGGAGGTATGGTACTTCCAATTTCTTTAAGGCCAGTTCCTATTGCAGAACCTATTTTAGAAGCAATACTCATTATAAAACTCTCTTAAGTTAAAAATATACAATTAAGACCTTCTAGTTCTTGACCTACCTGGGTTCCTTTGCATAGTTCCAGCTAAGGTAAGGTAGGTGTTATCTCTCATCATTTCATCTCTACTACCCATATACTTTGACGTAACTATATTTGGGACATTTCCTTCTACTGTAATTCTATTATTTCTTCCATAGTCAAAGGTAACATCATCAAGATTGAATTCTTGATATTGTATTTTCTTTTGATCTTTAGCCAGCTTCTTAATATTAGATTGCATTACATCTTCAAGATTAAGTGAATGGCCTTTTTCATTCATGAAAATTTGCAAGAATCCACCTTCTCCAGTAGAGTAGTGGGACATCGCATCAGCTGTAGATACATTCTTTACATCTGCAGATAGCTTCATCAATTGTGATGGGCTCATCTCTTTGATGTTATCTACTTCTTCTAAGCTCTTAGTAATCTTACTTGCGGTTTTATCCCCATATGCTTCCTTTAACAGGCTATAGGAGACACTATGGTCTTTATCCATATTTAAGGCTTTAGGTAAGTCATGCATCCAGACAAGGTGATCTGATGTAAACTTATCCCCACCTTTTGTTTTTAAGAAGTCATCTGATATTCTTTGTACTATTGCAAGGTGGTCTTTTTGATACCAAATTCTATGACCAGGAGATTGCTCAAATCCCTTATCAAAAATATTAGTAATTGTCTTAAACAGTGAACCATCAAGACCACGGTAGCCTGACCCGAAGTCTGTCATTTGTTGTCTTATCTGCCAAGCAATACCCTGGTGACCTAGAGCTTCAAGTTGCCTTGAGTCACCATTTCCACCAAATAACTCAGAGAAGATTTCCCGATTTAGCCCCTCATCCATTTGCCTTACTTTCTTAAACCTAGATGCTTGTTCTCTTGTGCCTGCATTCATTACTGCAAACAAAGCAGGGTTATTTCGACTGTCTTTTTTGGGGGAGATTTGAGACAAAGTATTAAAAGTTCTCTTAGAGAACCTTCCCTCAAGTGACTCATAGTACTTCTTATAGTAGCTTAATCCATGTATTCCAGATTCAGTTTGCTGTGCTAGTTTTTCTGCATACAAGAAATCTTTCTGGTTAATGGTATCTACCTTTTGAGGGCCCCAAGGCAGAGCCTGGCCTACGCCAGCCTGAACCATCTGCATGTTTATATTCTTTCCTCTTTCTGAAGAAAACACACCTACGAATCGACCATAGGCATCTTTCTCACCTAGACTAAGGCTTAGGTTCTTTGTTGATAATAGAAGGTTCTTGGTGTAGTTAGAAGCTTCATTGGCCATTGGCTGGCCAACGTTACCTTCGCCTATAATTAGCCCAGTACCCCCGCCAGTGTGTCTTGTTTCTGGGGTATCAACACCAGAGAAGCGCACTTGAAATTCTGTATTTGCATTTGCCTTACTAATAAGCTTAACTGTATCTGCGTCTTCAACTGATATGTCAAACTTATTTAAATCTACTCCAGTTCCTGAGTAAGATGAAGACATATTACTGACTGGATTTGAACCAGTAACATAATTTCCCATGTCAGTCTGAAAATCAGGCATAAAACTATTACTAAGTTTACTTGCTCCCCTAAGGGCCTTTGCTGCTAGATAAAATGGCTTTTGGAAGGAGCTTGGTTCATATTCTGAGGAATTATCATTACCTTCTGTAAACTGACTAAAGAATGGATCTACATCAGTTCTTCTTCCAATTATGTCTAGTGTAGATACCCTAGTTGGATCATAGTTATTCTTAGTAAGGTACTCATATGCTGCGTCAGCAGCCATGATACCACCAGCTCCTGCAGCTATAGCTCCACCTGCAATCTTACCTGCGTGCCTTCTTATGTAATTAGAGGTATAGCTATCTAGAAGAATTGAACTTTGCCCAGCAAGTGTTCGACTTGTTCCTTGAGCATTAACGGCTTGCCTTACTAGGGCATCTTCAATTTTTATTTCTCCTTTATCACTTTGAACTGCACCAAGTCTAACTAAGCTTTCATTTGTTTTTGCATTCTGTGATTTTCCCCCTTCGATTAGTTGTCGCTTCATTTCATCAGCAGCACCAGTTTCTTTATATCTTTCTTCTATCTCAGAAGACATTTCTTCTAAGTCTTCAAGAGTAAATCCACTTTGCTTTACATTAGGCAGCTGTGCATACTCTTCTCTAATCTGTCCTGTTGCATACTTTAAAGCCTCAGCTTTTCTAGATTTTAGAGCTGTCTCTCTGTCTTTTGGATTCTGGGGTAAAGTATAGTCTTTATCTCCTCCAAGTTCAGAAAATTTGGACTGATAATAAAATCTCGCTGTATCTTCTACTGTGTAGTCTCTACCTACATTTCTTAGTTCACTAATAGTAAGGCCATCAGCTCTTACCATTTGCTTTGATGTTGTTTTTACTTCTGTTAAAGTAAAACCTTCAGCAGTTTTAGGTGTTCTTTTCCCATCTATTTCATCTATAATTACCTTGCCACTCTGATCCTTAGCCAAAAGAGTTGATTGAACTTTTCCATCTTCTATTTCTTCCATGCTGGCAGTCCATATCTGCATGGACTCACGGAGTTGAAACATAGCTCTTTGGGCGCTTCTGTACTTTTTAACTTGAGCCAGGGGTCCTGTTACATTCTTCTGAGAAATAAAATCATAATAACTGACATCTGTACTTTTTGTTGTAAAAAGTTTCCATACGTCTTCTATTTCAGTTCTTGCTTCAGTATTTAGGACAGCAGCAGTTTCCCTAAGGAATGCTAAAGTTGAGTTTATAAATCCACCTGCTTCAGATAACCTTGCATTAGTTGCAAGGAATCTTGCCACAGGGTTTACTTTATTAAGAATATCTAACTGATCTATTAAGTCATCACCAGCAGTATGCTTTTGTATTCTGTTTTGAAAAAGTACATTAAGGTTATACTGAACACTAGTCATTGAAAAGGTATCATCTACTAATGCTTTTCTATTCCTAGCTCCTATACCAAGTCTCCTAAGTGGTCCATTTTTAGAATCTACTACATCAAGAATTGCTCCACGAGGAATCATTGATTCAGGCTGTGGGGTATTTAAACCATTTACTGTTCTGACTCTACCTTGGTCTGCTATTCTTGTAGCCTGATCTCTGGCTTGTGCTTCTTCAAGTGCTCTATCTCTGGTAAGCATAGAAGCTGAGCTATAGATTGCCCTTGTGGTTACATCTTGCTGATCTATTGAACTTAGACCTTTGTCTTTGAGTTCAGATTCAAAAAGATTAAGGTACAAAGATGACATGTAACCAGCCCCTAGCTGATTTAGTCTTGCTACCTTACTTCTATACCTTGTCTGGGTCGGGTCAAGTATGTTTGTCTTGCCTGGGTTTTTATAGGTGGAAGACATCATTGCTCTGATGTCTTCAAAGCCCTTTATAGCTTCCCCTCCAAAGAATCTAGTTAACCGAGGGTCAGTATTTATTGCCTCTTCGGTTATGGAAAATACTTTCCCATTTTTATCTATTAGGTCTGTTTCAGCTGCAAACCTGTTGGCATTGATGGTCCCATCTTCTTCTTTGATATAGGACCCTATAAGAGTCATAAGTCTTTCTGAGTCGAACTGAATATTTGCACCTATTACAGCACCATTCTTCTCTCTCATTTCAAGAAGACTTTCTAAAACTCTAACTGCAGCTTCTCTAGGAGTATATAGTTTTTGAACCTTACCGGCTTTATCTCTAAACTCAAAACTACCTTTTGTAAAACCTTTTTGTAACTCAGCAAACTTATCATTTGGTTTCAACGTATCCAGATATTCAAATAAAGCTTTAGTTTTAAAGGCTTTGGACTTTTCATTATCATTAAAAACCCAAGTAGAACCCATTACATTCTGTGTATAGGCTTCCTGACTAAGATACATCTCTCTTCGTCCTTTATACGTTGCTGTTTTATATCCAGACCTGTTCTCATCAATAACCTGTTCTACATCTTTAATGTGAGAAACAGGCAACAGTCCAATTTCTTTTATGGCAGAGCTACTATCTTGAGCTACTTTCCCAGCATCGTCTACAAAGCTATACCTGGTACCTTTTTCATCAAGCCCTACTGTACCTACAGCAATCTGAAGAACAGGTGAAAATCTATCAATACCACCAGCTTCAATATCTAGAAGTAAAGCATTTCTAACTTCAGGACTTACTGACAAAGTAAGGTGTCTCATTGCCTTCAAATGTCCAGCCGCAAGATCGAATTTGATGGCCTCAAATGCCTCTTTAGACATGGTTCTTATCGTACCTATGTCTGTGTCCTTATCTTGCACTCCTCGCATCAGAACACGCATTTTTGCAACGCTGGTGACACTTCCAAGCCTGTCTAGTAAGTCCTTATCTATCATAGGTCCTCAGTATCAACTTCATCAACATCCCAATAGGA